GTCGCCGGAGCTCCGAAAAACTCCGACGAGCTCGGCGAGCTCGAGCTCGCGCGATCGCGGACGGCGTCGAGCTCGGTGAAGAGCGAGAGCGTGAGCTCCTCCTGGTCTCCTCGCGTTCGGCGCGCTGGAACGTAACGAACTTGACGCGCGTCGACTGGATCGCGGAGCTCGACGGCCGGCATGACGCGCGCGCCGTTCGAGCTCGAGCGTGCGCGTGCGCGTGCGCGCGTGCGGTTGCCGCGCCGCGCGTTGCACCCGTAGTGCACTAGACGGAGCTCGTCCACTGGCGGGAGGGGGGTGCCTCCCAAATGGAGGGGGGTGACGTGATCCACAGAGGGGGAGCTCGGCGAGCGAGGGGGTGCCTTGAAGTCGAGGGGGGCACCGCAAATCTCGCACGTGTCATCCGATCGAGCACGGAGCTCGGGCATGACGCGCGCCACGTGAGCGCGCCACGCGCGACCGTGCGAGCTCGCCGTCGTCATGCGGTCGACGGTAGCGACGATCGAGGACGGAGCTCGGCCGAGGGCTCGAGAAGCCGGTCGCCTACCGCCACCGCTGCGCGGTGACGACCGGCTAAGAGATGGCCGATCCCGGGCATCCCACCCCGACCGATGGCCGTCGTCGCCGCCGTCGTCCACGCTCGTCCACGCATCCGGCTCGCCCCCACGTGCAGGCGACGCAACGCTGCCCTAGGCGTCGGCGACGACGACGTCGCCGACGTTGCTATCGAGAGCTCAGGGCTCGAGCTTGAGCCGCGTCTGAGGCTCGAGCGGCGTCATGCCGGCGCGCTCGAGGAGCGCGCGCGCGCCGCCGGTGCGTTCGATCGCGACCGTCATCATGCGGACGACCTCGCGCGCGATCGGCGAGTCGAGGCTCCAGGCGAGCTCGAGCGCGTCGAGCGTCGGCGCCTCCTCGACGAGACGGAGTTGAGCTCCCTCGGCGCGGCCGCGAGGGTCGAAGCGTGCGCGCCAGTTGGCGATCGCGAAGGCGGCGCGGTTGCGGATGCCGCTCGAGCTCTTCGCGTGGACGAGCACGGCGCGCGCTCGGCCGAGGTCGCCGAGCATCTGGGAGCGGATCGAGCCGAGGATGCCGAGCTCGTCCATGAGCTCGACGACCGCGGCCTCGGCCGTGAGCTCCTCGTCGACGAGGTCGGCGTCGAAGAGCTCGACGAGCTCGCGCTCGACCTCATCCACAGGAGCCGCCCCACGGTGAGAGGCCGGCCTCGCGGAAGAGGACGCGCGCCTCGAGCGCGTTCGCGCGCGCGACGAACATGCGCCGCGCGAAGTGAGCGATCGCCTCGCCGGCGGCGCGATGGTCGGCGCCGATCTGGAGGAGGCCGAACGAGCCGCGAGAGCCGTCGTCGGGATGCCAGTCCGTCCAGTTGGCCGCGCGCGGGTTGAAGGTGCCGCCCGTCTCACGGTCGGCGAGCGAGAGGAAGCAGGCGCCGAGCTCGCGGCCGAAGACGTCGACGAGGATGAGGCGAGCTCGAGCTCGGGCCGTCAGTCCCCTCGAGCTCGAGCTCGCGCGCGCCGACGCCGGCGCGATCCTAGTCGAGCTCGAGAGCTCGCCGAGCGTCCAGAGAGCGAGGCACGCGACCGCGAGGACGATCGCCGGCAGGCGCCGCCGGCTCACAAGTCGCCGCGCCGGACGGCGATCGCGACGGCCTCGACGACGTTGCGCGCGTGGAGGCGCGCGATCGCGCTCGAGCGGATCGTCTTCACGGTCGAGACGGAGACGCCGCGCCGGGTCGCCGTCTCGAGCTCCGTCTCGCCGCGAGCGGCGCCGGCGAGAACGTCTCGGTGCGCGCGCGTGAGCTCGGCGACGTCGTCGGAGTAGCCGCGCGACGTCATCGGCCGGCGACGAACTCGTTATCGACCCACCACCGTTCCGGGATCGTCTCGGGCACGCTCGGCCGAGGGTCGGGCATCCCTTCGGAGCGCCAGTCGATCCAGTCGCGCTCGCCGGCCGTCATGCCGTACCGCTTGCCGACGCGCTCGACCTCGGCGAGGCCGTCCCAGGCCCAGTCCGGTATGTCGGTCGGCACGCCGGCCGGCCTCGAGCTCGAGTCGCGGTCGGTCGTCAAGTACCAGGAGCTCCAGTCCCAGAACCAGGCCGGATAGCCCATCGTCTCGCCTCCTCCGTTCGCGTAGCGGCGCGCCTCCTCGAGGACGTCGTCCATCGGGAAGCCCTCGCCGCAATCCCAGTGACCGCCGCCCCAGGCGCCTAGGTCGTCGTGCTGGCAGACGCCGCGGCCGGAGCCTTGCGCCTGCGATGCGTTGAGCCGCTCGATCGGCAGGCCGAAGGCCTCGGCCTCCTCCGCGATCCACCGCGCGAGGTTGTCGAGCATCGTCGGATGGTTGCGCCATTCGCCGGCCGTCCAGGAGGCGAAGCCGCATAGCTCGATCTGGACGGCGACGGGGTTCGCGTTGCCTGCCGTCCAGGCCTTCGAGCCGCGCGCGACGTACTCGCCGACCGTGCCGGCCTTCCGGTCGTCGGCGCCGGCGTGCGAGGAGACGCCGCTCGAGCTCGAGGCGAAGAACGAGCCGAGCTCCTCGATCGTCGTCGCGCCTTCGGCCGTATGGATCACGATGAGCCGAACGTCGGCGCCGCCGCGGCTCGAGTAGTTCGGCGACGGGATCGCCTTCCGAGTCAGCATCGCCAACCATCCCAGCCGCGCGTGCCGTACATCGCATTACGTGCCCAGGGCTCGGCCGGCTCCTCGTCCGGCTCCGGCGTCGGCGAGTCGCGCTCGAGCTCGCGCTCGACCTCCGAGCGGTCGATCGAGCCGGCCTCGCCGAGCTCGTCGTCGTCGTCTCGCCGGCGCCTCATGACGCGATCGCCTCCGAGAACGCGACGGAGCGCGTCTGACCGCCACAGGCGACGAGCACGCCGTCGAAGTGCGGGAGCGGCTCGAGCTCGAGCTTGACGAGCACGCCGGAGCGACCGTGGAGCTCGCAGAGACCTACGGGCGCGTTGGGCGCCCAGAGTGCGCGAGTGTTCGGTCGCCGGCATCGCACGCCGAGCGAGTAGACGGCCTCGAGCTCGCATCCGGCGATCGCGCACGCCCTCATGAGAGCTCGACGACGAGGTAGACGAGGCCGGCGATGAGCGTCCAGCCGACGAGGCCGACGACGACCGCACAGAGGAGCATCGACGGCGCCACCCCTGGCCGGCGCCGGCGACCTCCCTCGAGCACGCCGGCCGGGACGGGGTAGGGAGCGAGCTCGAGCTTCGCGCGCTCGGCGTTGTGCCGGCGCCGGAGCGTATCGTCGATCGTCGGGCCGGCGGCGCGCGGGAGCCGGCCGACGCGCTCGAGCTCGGCCTCGACGCGGCCGGCGTGCTCGGTGTCGCCGCTCGAGGCCTCGACTAGCCGGCTCCTCCGGGAATAGTGGAGGCCCTGTACCGTTCTAGTTCTAGAAGACAACGTTACCCCCCATAAGGGTCGGGGTACGGGAACCGGAACCGAAGGGAGCACCATGACAGCATCGAGGACGTCCGTCAAGTTGAAGCGCGCGATCGGCTACGTGCGCGTCTCGAGCGTCGCCGGCCGGGACGGTGAGAGCTACCGGACGGTCGAGCAGCAGAAGCGCCGCATCCTGGAGCTCGCCGCGGCCTCCGGCTACTCGATCGTCCAGTGGGTCGTCGAGGAGGACGTCTCCGGCCGGAAGGTGAAGGCGGACGGCGCGCGGTTCGATCGGCCGGCATGGGATGCGGCCGAGGAGCTCGTCCTCTCCGGCGCGATGGCCGCGATCGTCGTCTACGACCTCAAGCGGTTCGGCCGGAAGACGGAGGCGATGCTCGCGACCGCCGCGCGCCTGCTCGCCGCCGGCGGCGAGCTCATCGTCGGCGACCTCCCGGTTGACCTCCGCACGCCGACCGGGCGCGCGATGCTCACGGTCTCGAGCGCGTTCGCGACGCTCGACGGCGACGTCATCGCCGAGCGGTTCGAGCTCTCGAAGCGCGACGCATGGACGTCCGGCATCTACCTCGCGAAGCGCGCGCCGTTCGGCTACCGCTTCGCCGACGAGGAGCTCGACCGCCGGCTCGTCGTCGTCGAGCTCGAGGCCGCGATCGTCGTCGAGCTCTTCGAGCTCCGCGCGGCCGGCGGCTCCTGGACGGAGCTCGCCGAGCTCTTCGAGGCGCGGACGGGCCGGAGCTCGACGCGGACGTCGGTGCGCGACCTCGTCCATCGGCGCGCCTACCTCGGCGAGTCGCCGATCGGCGGCGCGTTTACCCGTTCGCCGAACGGGCACGCCGCGATCGTGACGCCGGCCCTCTTCGAGCGTGCCCAGAGGCCCTCCGCACGTTGGAAGGCGACGACGACGCGCGAGCGGTTCGATAACCGCGCGAAGTCGATGCTCGCCGGGATCGCGCGCTGCGGGACGTGCGGCTCGAAGATGAGCCGGACGACGGCCGGGACGGGTCGCGCCTACTACCGCTGCGCGTCGCGGACGTGCGCCGGCCGCGCGAGCGTGCTCCTCGAGGAGCTCGACCGCCACGTGGAGGAGCTCGTCCTCGAATGGGCCGAGCCCGTCGTCGACGAGCCGGTCGAGCTCGAGTCGATCGGCGCCGAGCTCATCGACGAGCGCCGGCGCGAGCTCCTCGCGGTCGTCGAGGCGGCGAAGCATGAGCTCGAGACCTTCGTCGTCGGATCGCGCGGCCTCTCCGCGAGCTTGATCGCCGCCGGCGCCGCGGCGCGCGAGGAGGACGTCGAGCTCGCCGTCCAGGAGCTCGAGGCCTTCGATGCGGCGAACGTCGACGCCGTCGCGCGCTCGACCGTGCGGACGACGCTCGCGGCCTCCTGGCCGGGACTGGACGACCTCGAGAAGCGCGAGCTCCTCTCAGTCGTGCTCGACGCCGTCGTCGTCGACCGCGGCCGCGTCGTGAACTCGCGCCGCGCGCGGCTCCAGCCGGTCGCCGAGCTCGCGGAGCTCGTCTTCGCGACGGTGGCGATCGAGGACGATGCGAAGACGCTCGAGAAGGCGACGACGTAGCTCGTCCGTCTGAGCCCTCACGCGCTCGCACCATTCATCGACGGCGCCGGCGCTCCCCCGGAGATACATGTCTGCTCCCCTCGGTTGATGGGCGCCTGCCCTCGGGCGGCGCCGCATCCGGCCGAACCTCTCGCCTGCCCGTCTGAGTCGCGATTCAAACTGTCGCGCGGGGGTAGGTTTTCTGAGCTCACAGGGAGCCCCCAGAGGCGCCGGCGCGACGTTCCGACTCACCCGTAGCCTCGAGGCGCGCGACGCGCTCTCCGAGCATGTAGACGGCGCGGAGGAGGCCGAGGACGATCACGCCGACGACGCCGGCGGCGATGTCGACGATCGTGCTCCAGGAGCTCGCCGCGATCATCGCGGCTCGATGACGTGCTCGGGCGGGACGTCCGGCGACGGGAGCGCGGCGGCGCCGAAGTGCGCCGCGTAGCGAAGCAGGCCGGAGACGGTGAACGTCGCCGTGTGCCCGTTCGAGTCGAGCGTCGCCGCTTGCCATTCGACCATGCCGTAGACGGCGCCGGCGCCGAAGGGAATCTCAGTCCAGGGGATCGTGCCGCCGGCGCGGGCGCCGTAGTGCATGGCGCCGAAGTGCGTCTCCGCATAGCCGGCGCCGTTCGCGGCCGAGGGAGGCGCGCCGCTCCAGTAGCCGGTGAAGCGGCCGTTAGAGGCGTTCTGATTGTTCGAGGTGTCGACGCCCTCGACGATCGAGAAGGCCTGGACGATGAGCCCCGCCGCGGCGAGGTCGTCGGCGCGGACGGTGATGTAGGGGACGATGCTCGCCCAGGAGACGACGCCGCCGACCGATCCACGGCCGGCGAAGAACGGCGCCGAGGCCCAGAGGCCGGCCGCGGCGTCGAAGACGAGGAGCGCGATCCCCTGGTTCGGCATCGCGACGGCCGCGATCGCGCCGTCGATCGCCGGCGCGTCGCCGATGTTGTCGATCGAGCTCGGGAGGCGCGAGTCGACGGCCTCGGCGAGCGCCTGGATCGCGGCCGCGCCGCCGGCGACGGGATCGCTCGAGAGCGGGTAGGGGAGGCCTCCGGGGGTCGTCGCGCGCTCTTCGATCACGGAGCTCCTCTCATGCTGCGAGGTCGCCGAGGGAGAGCGCGTCTCTCCAGGCGACGGTTTGGTCGATCGTCTCCCAGAGGTAGTCCGGCTCGACCGGGATGCCCTCCCAGGCGAGCGTGAGGCCGGAGAGGAGCGGGTCGGAGAGCGCGAGCTCCATCGTCCACGTGAGTTCTTCGCCGTTCGAGACGACGCGATCCGTCCAGCCCTCGAGGATCGGCGTCCACGGGCTCGCCGGCGCCGAGCTCGGGAGCTCGGAGAGCTCGAGCGGCGAGCCGATCGGGAGCCGCCGGCCGTAGAGGAGCGGCGCGTCGCCGATCGCCCAGTGGGGGTAGGCGTTGCGCGCGAGCCGCTGGTTGCCGATCGAGGTCGCGTCGGCGAGGTCGGCGACGGTCGTCGCGATCGTCGCCGTGATCGGGCCGAGCTCGTCGACGGAGGCTTGGTCGCGGACGGTGACGGAGCTCGAGCTCGCCGGGTCGCCGTAGGAGACGGCGACGATGTTCGATTCCGGGAGCTGGATCGTCCAGTCCGGTGCGAAGCCGACCTCCGCGGGGTCGAGCGCGTAGCGGTTCGCTTGTGAGCGCGAGTCGATCGCCTGGACGAGCGTGCGGCCGTCCTCGAGGTCGGCCGTCGCCGCGTCGACCATCGCGACGAGCGCGCCGAGGTAGTCGAGGAGCGTGACGGGCTCGCCGACGCGCGCGACGAGGAGCGGGTCGAAGAGGCCGAGCTCGAGGACGAGCGCGTCGCCGATGCCGGCCTCGTCGAAGGCGCGCGCGACGCGCGAGCTCCAGGGCTCGGCCGGCCAGTCGCCGGCGCCGATCGTGTAGCCGGAGAACGTCCTCGAGCTCGCGACGGCGTTCGCCGTGAGCTCGTCGAGGACGAGCGTCGCGTCGGTGAGTCGGCCGGTGAAGCGCGGCGCCTCCGTCTCGCCGTCCGTCGCCGTGACGACGAGCTCGGAGCCGAGCCGGAACTTGCGCGTGAACGAGCGATCCACGCCGACGAACGTGAGCGTGCAGGTCGACGGGGACGGCGAGTCGAAGTAGCCCGTCCGGCCGTGCCGGATCGTGACGTCGGCGAGCACGCCGGCGAACGGGACGGCCGCGCCGGCGAGCTCGATGCCGGCGAGCTCGAGCGGGCCGGCGCCGGGAGGCTCGACCGGCGCCTCGAGGCTCGGGTCGAGCTCGAAGTCCGTCCTCCCGATGACGGAGTAGCCGGGGTCGATCACGCATAGCTGGACGACGCCGGCGGCGTGCGCGGAGAGCTCGAGCTCGGCCTCCGTCGCGGAGCTCGAGCGGATCGGCCCGTAGACGTTGTCGGGCTCGAGCTTGTACGTGTAGGGCTCGATGCCGGCGAGGTCGCCGAAGACGCGGACGAGGATGCCGTCGACGTCGGGCGGGCCGGAGGCCGGCTCGCATCCGGTGAGGACGCCGCTCGACGCCATCTAGCGGCCCGTCCGGCGTGCGGAGTCGGCGAGGATGCGCCGGATCGCGCGCGCCGTGCCCTCGGGGTCGACGGCGCCGTAGACGTTGATCGTCGTGCCGGCGCCGGCGATCGCGTAGCTGCCCGGGCCGATCGCACCGCGGCCGGAGGGGGATGCGGGAGCCGCGAGCGAGAGCGGCCCAGGCAGGTCGATCTTCGGGATATGGATGCGGCCGATCGCGTCGATGAGCCGTTGAACTTGGCCGATCACCCAGGAGATCGCGTCGCCGACCGCGGAGATGCCGCTCTTGATCGCGTCGAAGACGGCGACCGCCGCGGCCTTGAGCTTGTCGAAGTGATTGACGACGACGACGATCGCGAGGCCGATCGGGCCGAAGAGCGGCGCGATGAGCTTCCAGTGAGCCATGATCCAGTCGAAGGCCGAGCGCGCCGCGTCGAGCACGGAGGAGAAGGCGCGGCCGAGCGCGTGCGCGGCCGCGGAGACGGCGTCGAAGGCGGCGCCGACGATCCGGCGGAACGTCTCCGAGTTTTTGTAGGCGAGGATGATGCCGGCCGTGAGCGCGGCGACGGCGACGATGACGAGGCCGATCGGGTTCGCCGCGAGCGCGGCGTTGAGGAGCCACTGGACGGCCGACCATGCCGCGGTCGCGATCTTCACGGCGACCTGGAGCGCCTGGTAGGCCTTCATCGCGGCGTTCGCGAGCAGGATGCCGCCGGCGAGCGCGGCGATCGCGCCGACCGCCACCTTGACGGCGCCAGTGTGATCGGCGAGGAGGCCGATCACGTTGATGAGGATGCCCTGGATCGCCTGGTAGGCCGGGAGGAGCGCCTGTCCGAGCTCGGCCGTGAGGTTCGCGGCCTCGGCCGCGGCGATGCGTTGCTGGTTCGCCGCGGAGTCGGCCGTCCGCGCGAAGTCGCCCTGAGTGTCCGCGGTGTCCTGGAGGATGATCGCCATAGTCGCCGCGGCCTTCGCCGAGGCGTCCATCGCGCCTTTCCCGGAGTAGAGGCCCTGGTTGATCGCCTCCTGCTTGATGCGCGCCTGGTCGAGGAAGACGCCGTACTTGCGGAGCGGCTCCGACTGGCCGGCGAGCCCGGAGCTCAGGGCTTGGAGCGTCTCCTCCGGCGAGGCGTTGTTAAACGAGGCCATGTCGCCGGCGAGCTCGACCATTTGCTTGCTCATCTTCGCGGCGTCGTCGCGCGCGAAGCCCATCGGGACGAGCATGTTGCCGAAGCTGCCCGCGGCCTCGAGCGCGGCCTCGGAGGAGAGCCCAAAGCCCTTGCTGAGACCGGAGCTCCAGTCGACCATCGCGGCGCCGGAGTCGCCGAAGACGGCCGTCGTCTTGTTGATTTGCTCGTTGAGACCGCTCGCCGAGTCGATCGCCTTCTTCGCGCCGACGCCGATCGCCGTGAGCGCGGCCGCGGCCGGGAGCGCGGCCTTCTTGAGGCCGGCGCCCATCTTCTGCGAGGTCGTCATTGTGTCGCCGAGCGCGTTGTCGACCTTGCCGAACTCGCGGACGGCCTGCGCGGCGTCGGCGCCGACCTTGATGAGGATGTTGCCCGGGCCGGCCATCTACGCGAGCCCGTGCTTGCGGATGATGTGGTCGACGGCGCGCTCGAAGCCGGCGAGCGCCGTCCGCTTCGAGCGGTCGACGGCCGGCTTGATCCAGTAGCCGGAGGCGCCTCCGGCCGCGGCGAAGTTGTGCCCGCCGTGCTCGGAGCCCCAGAGGAGGTCGGAGGCGGGAGCTCCGCGAGCTCCGACGCCCATGCCGCCGCCGACTGAGACGGCCGGGATGCGATCGCGGACGACGCGGATCGCGCGCGCGACGCGCGGCGCGACCGGGACGCCGCTCGAGCTCGCGCTCGCCTGGAGGTCGGTGACGAGCGCGCCGGCCTGCCGGCCGGCCTCGTCGCGGAGATCGTTGTTGACGCCCGGACGGAGGTCGGCCGCGATGCCCTGGATCGCCTTCATCGTCTCGAAGACGCCCTCCGACTGGATCGTCACGTTCGCGATCCCCCTAGGCACGCCGGCGCCCTCCGTGCCGCTCGGCGACGACGGCGACGAACGTCGCGAGCTCGACGTCGTCGAGCGCCTCGAGCTCCTCGAGGCTCCAGCCGGTGACGACGGCGAGCTCGATCATGCTCCTACGGAGTGAGCCTCGCGGGTAGGAGGGACGTCCGACGCCGTCCAGTCGACGATGCCGTCGACCTCGTCGCCCCACGTGTCGACGCCGGCCTCGACGTTGAGCGCGGCGTGAGCGATCACGGTCTGCCACGTGTAGACGGGGAAGCGGTCGACGGTCTCCCTCGTCGGGTTGAGCGGGAGCTCGTGCCGCGTCGCGTAGGCCTCCCAGGCGCGCGCGCCTCTCATGCCCGTCTCGAACGGCTCGCGCCGGCCGTCGACGTAGAGGACGGTGCCGGTGTAGCGGATCATGCGCCGGCGCCCTTCGGCTTGGGCGCGTCCTTCGCGATCGAGCTCGCGAGCGGCGCGCCGTCCGTGCGCGTCGGCTCGCCGACGACCGGGAGCTCGACGGACGTGACGACCTGGACGGCGACGTCGCCGCCGACCTCCATCGGGACGATCTGGACGGTGCCGTCATAGACGACGCCGGCCTCGGTGAGCGGCGTCCACGTGAAGGCGACCTCCGAGAGCGCGTTGTCCATCAAGTAGTTGACGAGGCCGGCGGGGTTCTCGAAGTCCTGGATCGCGTCGATGTTGAGCGCCCAGGAGACGGAGGAGTCGGGCGCCGGATCGGGGACGGCGAGCGTCGGCGTGCCGTCCGTCGAGTCGATGCTCGGCGTGAGCTTGACGGCCGAGGCCTGGTAGCCGAACTCGGTCGTGCCGAGCATGAGCGTGCCCGGGCCGAGACGGGAGTCGAAGAACGCTGGCGTGCTCATGCGGTGACCTCCTCGGGAACGGTTGCGATGACGGAGAGCTCGAAGCAGGGGAGCGGCTCCGCGGAGACGCCGGAGCGGTAGGAGCTCGGCCGGTAGTTGTCGGTTCGGAGCGCGAGCGCGACGTCGTCGGCGAGCGCGAGCGCGCGGTCGATGACGAGCTCCGAGTTGAAGGGGTCGCCGGAGACGACGAGGACGGGGATCGAGAAGGTGCGCGAGCCCTGGCCGCGGCGCGTGAGCGTCGGCAGGCCGACGAGCACGCCGATCGGTTGCGGGTAGAACGCGCCGGCGTCGCGGCTCGCCTCGATGCCGGCGTCCTCGAGGAGCTCGAGGAGCCGCTCGATCGCGCGCGAGCCGGCCGCGATCGCGGTCGCGCTCACGTGCCCCACCCGTTGAAGTAGGCGAGGACGACGAACACGGCGATGACGACGAGCGCGACGTCGGCGACGGTGATCGTGAGCGTGCCGAGCTTCACGCGAGCTCCGGCCGGCGCCATCCGACCATCCGCATGACCTCGGCCCGTCGAGCTCCGAGCGTGTCGAGCATGTAGGTCTCGTCGCCGTAGCCGGCGAAGCCGCTCGGCGAGTTGCGCGTCTGATAGACGAGGCCGGCCCAAATGATCGAGCCGGCGCGGACGTGCTCCGGCGGCGCGAAGACGGGCGGGTCGTCCTTCGTCCAGAGGTCGGCGCGACGGCCCTCGACCGCGGATTTCACGGCCGCGGTCGAGAGCGCGAGGTTGTCGTCGCCGTCCGTCGACGGGAGGTCGAGGTAGCCCCCGACGTCGTCGACGGTGATCCAGTCCGTCGAGCTCACGCGCGCGAGCTCCGACCGGCGGGAGCGGCCGCCGCGATCGCCGGCGTGACGCCGGCGAGCTTGAGGAGCTCGGCGGGGTAGTCGGTGTCGAAGAGGCCCTCTCCGACGACGGCGAGTTGGAGGTTGAGCGCGCCGATCGAGTTGGCCGTCAGACGGACGGGCTCGGTGATCCGCGCGTCGACGGCGCGGCGCGTCGCGAGGATGACCTCGCCGGCCGGGAGCGTGCCGGACGTGATCGCCGGGATGCCGGCGAACGAGGTCGTGAGCGTCGAGCCGGAGACGGCGCCGGCGCCGAGCGTGACGTTGAGCGCGCTCGCGTCGGCGAAGGCGCCCCAGACGTCGGGCGCCATGATGATGACTTCCGGCGCGCGGCTCTTGCCGGTCGCGACGTAGAACTCGGCGATCGCGGCGCCGAGCGTCGTCGCGACGCCGGGAGCGGCCGCGGAGAGCTCGGCGTAGACCTTCGCCTCGACGTCGAGGTAGAAGTCCTGGATCGCCTGCGCGTAGGTCTCGTCGATCGCTGAGGGGTCGGATCGCTGGACGACGACCCAGGAGAACTCTCCGGCCCAGTCCCACCGCTGGACGGTCGCGACCTGCATCCCGATCACGACCTTCGTCGAGGTCGCGTCGGCGTCGACGTCGGAGGCCCAGGCGCCGTCCGGCGGCGTCGTCCATGCCGGCTTGTTGACGTTGAGCCCGACGCCGGGGAGCGGCCGCGCGCGGAACGCGGAGAAGAGCGGCCGGTCGACCTCCTTCCCGCCGATGACGGTGCGCTCGAAGCTCGGCGGGAGGAGCCCGGAGACGTCGGTCGAGACGGTCTCCGTGAGCGCGGCCTCGAGGTAGCGGCGCGCGTCGGTCTCGCCGTGCTGCGCGCGGATGATGAGAGCGACGAGCTCGCCGGCGAGGAGCTCACGGTCGGGCCGGTCGGCGCCGGCGAGGATGACGGGCGCCGCGGTTGCTTCGTGCATGGTCGATCCCTCCTCGGGGTCGGGGTCGTCGCCGGCGGCGCCGGCGTCGTCGTCGTCGGGCTCGAGCTCGAGCTCGGTTTGGTTCTCGTCGGGCTCCTGCTCCTGGTCGTCGTCGTCGGCGTCGCCGGCGTCGTCGTCGTCGGCCTCGGCGGCGACGCGCGTCACGTGCGCGCCGGCGAAGGCGCCGAGCGCGAGGAGCGAGACCTCATGGACGAGCGCGCGCGCGACGTCGACGACGCCGTCCGAGCCCTCGGTCGCGTCGACGAGCTCGGCGCCGACGGAGAGCGAGCCGCGCGAGCCGGACGCGGCCTGGACGAGCGCCGTATCGCCGTCTTGCGTCGTGTCGATCGTGAAGCGCGCGAGCGCGTGATCGCCGCCGTCCTCGAGCTCGGCGAGCACGCCGACCGGACGGCCGCGATCGTGGTCGACGAGAAGCGGAGGCCGCGAGCGTGCGAGCTCGAGCGAGCCGGGAGCGAAGCGGTAGCGCCGGCCGGCGATCGTGCCGACCTCGCCGTAAGGCATCGCGACGCCCTCGATCGTGCGCGAGCGGAGATCGGCGGCGATGAGGTCGAGCTCGAAGCGGATCATCTAGACCCTCCCGGGAGTGAGGTCGACGTCGGCCGAGCTCGAGGCAGGGATGCCGAGGAGCGCGCGCGTCTCGTCGATGCTGATGACGCCGGCCGCGAGGAGGCCGAGCGCGTAGTCGGCCGCGGCTTGCGGGTCGGCGCGTAGGAACGACTGGACGTCGAAGGCCGTCGCGGTGCCGCGCGGGTAGACGTCGGTGAGCGTGCTCTCGATCGTGCGAAGGTGCGGAGCGCATGACGTCGAGACGAGGATCGCGAGTTGTTGCGTGAGGTTCGCGTAGAGCATCGCCGTCGAGTTGCCGGACGGCGACGCGCCGACCATCGCGACCGGGACGTTGAAGAGCCGCGCGACGTCGGTCGCGAGGTTGCCGCGCGCCTCGACTAGCTGGAGGTCGCCGGAGTTGAGGTCGGCGCGCTCATACTTCCAGCCCTGGAGCGTCGTCGTGCCGAGCTCGCGCCGCTGCGCGGCGAAGCGGCGCGCGGCCGCGTCGAGCTCGTCCGATGAGAGCTCGGCGCCTTCGTTGTAGAGGACGCCGGTCGGGAGCTCGGCCGCGGAGAGCCGACGCGCCGCGGCCTCGAGCTCGAGACCGGAGGCGAGCGTGCGGGCGCCGACGTCGAGGACGCCCGGGATCGGCGAGTCGAAGCGGATGACGTCCTCGACGTCGACCTCGCCGACGCCGGCGATCCGGTAGCCGGTGAGCGTCGCGTAGGAGCCGCCGCTCGAGCGCGTCTCCGGCGTGACGTCGAGGAACGGCGTCCAGCGTGCTCGGCGGGGGATGCCTTCGGAGTCGCGATCGAGGACGCGCCAGTAGGCGCGGCCGCGGAAGAGGAGGTCGTCGACGGTGCCGCCCATCGTCGCCGGCATCGTCGTCGACGGGTCGGGCTTGGTCGTGAGGTAGTCCTCCGGGAGCCGCTCGGCGCCGCGGTAGCGGAAGAGGCCGAGCTGGATGATCGTCCCGATGATGAGCTTGTGAGCTTGCGCGACGGCCGCGATCGAGAGCGCGGCCTCGCGCGAGACTCCCTCAGCGATCCAGGAGAGCTCGGCGACCTCGAGCGACGTGCCGGAACGGACGACCGGGACGCCGGAGACGATCGGCCGGCCGGTCGGGATGACGTCATCGGAGGCGGCGCGGAGGCCGAGACGCTGGAGAGCTCCCACGTGCTCGAGGATGCGCTCGAGCTCGCGCCGGCGCCATCCCTCGAACGGCTACCCGCCGCCGATCATCGCGCGCGGCCGCTGCTCGGGCCGGAGCTCGGCGCCGATCGCCCAGACGGCCGCGCGTGCGAGGTAGATCGGCCCGGGGGAGCGGCGCGCGGAGAGCGACGTGCCGACGTCCGGGACGGTGACCGGCGTCGCCGTGAGCATCTGGCGCGTGAGCTCGGCGTCGCCGTCGTGCGCGAGCCGGCCGTCGACGATCGCGCCGAGCGTCGGCCCGTAGCCGGCGCGCTGCTCGGCCGTGCCGACCTTCGCGAGCTTGAACGGGAGCCGCGCGACGTGCCGCTCGAACGAGGCCGGGAAGAGGAGCGCCGCGCCTGGACGAGCTCGGCCGAGCTCGACGAGCGCCTCCCAGAGAGCGCGGCGCGACGGGAAGGCGCGACCGGAGACGAGCACGCGCTCGCCGGCGAGCACCGCGAGCACGTAGCCGCACGCGCCTGGACGGCCGTCCTGATCGTTGACGGCGACGACGCCGGCGCGGTCGAGCGGGAGCTCGAGCTCGCGGTCGGTCGCCTCGGCCCATTGAGCCGGCGCGATCCAGGAGCGCGCCGCGAGTACCCACTGGTTGAGGTACTGGCGGCGCCAGTCGCCCTCCGTGCTCGTCGCGTGCGCGTGCTCGAGCGCCTCGAGGCGCGCCGGCGTCCAGTGAGGCGACGCGAGCCTCCAGGCCTCGCGGTCGTCCGGGTAGGCCTCCGGCGGCGCCGACCACTCGAGGAGGAGGATGCGCGCGGCCTCCGGGTCGGCGAGTTGCGCGATCGCCGCGTCGCGATCCTCGAGCAGGAGCGTCGAGCCGCCGTCGCCGGCCGTCGAGACGAGGATGAGTTGCGGCGAGCTCCGCTCGAGCATCGTCGGCGCGATCGAGCCGTCGACGACGTCGCGCGAGACGCGCCAGGCCTCGTCCACGAACGCGAGCGAGACGCTCGAGCCGACGCCGCCGTCGAGCGTCGACGCGGCGAGCCTCCAGGCCGAGCCGTCGCCGAGCTCGATCGCCTCCTGGCCGTTCGAGCGGCGAACGATCGCGCCGAGCTCGGCCTCGAGCGTGCGCGCCGCCGGCGTCCAAATGCGCTGCGCGGTCGAGCGGAGGTTGGCGACGTGAAGAACCTCCTGCGGCTCGCCGAAGAGGTCGGCCGCGCCGACCCTCCAGCCACAGAGGCCGCGCGAGAGGATGCTCTTCCCGGACTGGCGCGAGACCGTGAGGATGACGCGGCGCCATCGGAGCGAGCCATCGGCGCGATGCTCGAGCACGCGCTCGAGCGCGTAGCGTTGCCACGGCCGGAGCTCGTCGCGGAGGTAGCGCGCGATCCATCCCGCGGCCTCGGCGCCGTAGGAGCCGACGACGTCCGAAGGCCTCGGCGTCTCGAGGCGCGGAGCGACGAGCTCGACGTCCGAATCGGCCGTTTTCCGGGGGTTTCCGGGGGAGATAGTGGCCGGCGAC